CTCAGGCCGGCGTCTCTTCCAAGAGCCGGCATTGTAGTCGTTGCAGCTCGGCCCTGAGCCACATGGCGCGGAGTGCCTGGCAGTGCCAGAGGACGTGCTCTCGATACCGCTTGTTGGCGGGGCGGTCTGTCGTGGTCATAACGCGGCCTCAGCATCACCCGGGCACCCGAACGGACTGCACTCGAATGCGGCGAACAGGTCGAGTTGCCCCGTGGCGGCGATCCGTTCGCGCTTCGTGCTCAGGTCCACCATCGGTAGCGGGACCATCTGGCGATGCAAGAACACATCACCGTCGATCCGGGCCATACGCCGCACGCGAGCATCAAAGTCGACGGCATCGGCCCACTCGTCGGGGCGGTTGGCGCGCATGTCGCGCCACCGATCGGTGTCGGTGTAGGGGCACCCGATGCAGGCCGATTTCGGCGGCTCGGGGTAGCCCCGAGCCGCCAACCATCGCACGCAGTCGGCGCGCGTGATGTGTCGGTCGACCAGCGGGTACTCGTGGCGGATGTAGGCCACGTCCGAGTCCCGCATTCGATCGCCCTCGTCGCGACTAATGCCAATGACAACCCTGGCCGGTTCCATCCCGCGACGGAGCGTCCGCTTGATCCCGAGCAACTTACGGATGTGGGCTCGCACCGGGGAGGTCTTGTACTCCTGCGTACACTGGCGCTGGAGCATGCCGGCCTTTCCCTCTGTGTTCCGAGCGTAGAGCGGCATCGACGCGAATCGCGTCGATGCCGCCAGTGCGGCCTCTCGGATGTTCCCCGCCGTCACAATGTCGACCGGGATGCCGGCCCGTTCGGCGATCGGCATGAGCGTTTCAAGCCAGTCGTAAACGGCCCGTGGCTCCCACTGCGTGTCGGCGAAGATCGCCCGATCAATGGCGAGATCGCCATGCACGGCCATCAGCAGCAACGTGCTGCTTTGCACCCCTGCGCCGAGCGAGAGGACTCTCATGCTGAGCCCCACGACGCCAACATCTGCGTCGAGACGGCCGCGCGCTCGGCGGCACGGTGGTCACGGACCCAGGCCGGGGCGGGCATGGCTACGCGCTCTCTGTCTCGAAGTCGAAGAGCGTCGGCGTGTTGTTCGCCACGTCGGCGCGCTGGAGATTGCGGACGGCAGCGCGGAAGTAACTCGACTTCAGCTCGATACCGACTCCGCGCCGGCCGAGCTTGACCGCCTGGTAGACCTCGGAGCCGATGCCCGCGAACGGCGATAGGACCGTCTCGCCCGCGTTGCTCCAGAGGCGGATGCACCGCTCGATCGTGCCGAGCTGGAGTGGGCAGATGTGGCGCTCGTCGTCAGCCTCGCGGCCCTCGGCAGCCTGGAGCGTTTCCGTCTCGCGGATCCCGTACCAGATTGGCCGCGCCCACTCGATCCACTGGTCATTGGTGATATCGGGGTGGATCGGGACGGCGTTCTCACCAGGGACGCGGAAGATCAGGATGTAGTCCGCGAGTGCCGGCCGACTCCAAACGGAGTCTTTGCGCATCTGCGTGAACAGCAGGCCCTTGCTCTTGGTGCGGATCGCCTGCGCCTGCGGGTCTTTGTCAATGCAAACTTCCCCGTGATACACCAGCCCGGACTGCTGAAAGTGGCGGATGGTGTCGCCTCTGAAATCCTTCAGGCCGATGACGCCGTCCTTCGCCTTCTGGCTCGGGATCTGCGCGACGTGCACGCAGATATTTCGGCCCGGCTTCATGACGCGGAGCAGTTCGCGGCTGATGTAGCCAAACTGCGTCCAGAACTGATCCTCGGAGGCGCAGTTCCCGAGGTCACGGTCAGATGCGCTGTAGGTGTAGAGCGTCGCGAACGGCGGGCTGAACACCGCCAGATCAACGCTGGCTGCTGACAGGTCCGGCAGCACCTCAGCAGAGTCGCCGTTGAACAATGCCCACGTCGCGCCGTGCGCCTGGTCGATGACGCTCATCCTGTCCTCCTCAGCCACTCAGGCAGCCGAATCGCCTGCTCGTGCGGTCGATCTTCACGTCGGCCCACGGCGGCGATTTCTGCGCGTTCAAACGCGGCCACGTGCTTGACCAGTTCGGCCGATGTCGCTTCCGCCTCACGCTGCTTGCGGCAGACGTTGGCGTAGATGACCTCTTCTGGTTCGGTCAGTACGATGTAGGCGTGAACCGGGCGCGTCTGCCCGTAGCGCCAGCATCGGCGGATGGCCTGGAAGTACTGCTCGTAGCTGTCAGACAGACCGACAAACGCCATCCGAGCACAGCGCTGGAGGTTCAGGCCGAAGCCGAAGATCGAGACTTTGCTGATGATGACGCGCGTTTCGCCGGAGACGAAGCGCTCGATGGCGTCCGCCTTGACCTCGACCGAATCGCTGCCCTCGACCAGCACGGCGCCCGGGATCAGCTTCGCTAGCTCGCGACCCTCGTCATTGAGCCCGACCCACGCAATCCACGGCTCGTCGGGTTCCGACAGGATCAGCTCGGCGGCGGCCTTCACGCGCTCGGACAGCGTCTCTTTTCGGACGGCCACCCGATCGCCGATCCCCTTGAGGTCGGTCGCGAACAGTTGCCCCGGCCTGACAAACGTCGTCGGCACCAGACACGCCGTGATCTCCAGCGGTGGGAGCGCGTAGTCATCGTCGGCGTACCCGAGGTCGGACGGGCGGGTTAGGCTCATGCCCCACGACGCGAGCCACCGATAAAACGGCTCTTTGGCGTGGCCCTTGAGGCGCCAGGTCTGCTCGTCGTGGACGAAAAACGCGGCCAACATCTCCTCGCGCTTCATGACGCCGAGGAACTCCGCGTGATTCGCCAGCTCGGCGATGTCATTCGGTGCTGGCGTCGCCGTGGCACACAGTCGGTACGGCGTGCTGCGGAACGCACGGATCAGACCCGTTCGGACCTTACCCTCGAAGTTCTTGAGGATCGAGGATTCGTCCAGGACCACAGCGCCGAACGCCGACGGGTCAAAGGCGTGGAGCATCTCGTAGTTCGTGATCGTGAGCCCGATCGCCGCCGCATCCTCCTGGCTCCGCGCATAGCGGATCTCGACGCCGATAACCTCGCCCTCGCGGACGGTCTGCTGACATACCGCGAGCGGCGCCAGGATGAGCGTGCGCTCGCCGATGAGCCGCGCCCACTCGATCTGTTGGCGTGTCTTTCCGAGTCCCGTGTACTCAAAGAGCGCCGCGCGGCCCTTCCGGACTGACCAGCGCACCATGTCGCGCTGGAACGGGAACAGGCTCGGATGGATCTCGTCGGGCGACACCTCGCGGCCGGACGGCCTGACGACAATCGCCTTTTCCTCCAGGAAGTCGGTGTACGTCTTCATTGGGGCGCCGCCGCCCGCTGAGCGGCCGCCCGCCAGCTCTCGGCGCTGGCCTCGCGTGCAAGGCGGAGACACGTATCGCACTGTTCGTCTCGGAGCGCCTGGCAGTGGTAGAGGACGTGCTCGCGGTAGCGCTGGTTGGCGGGGCGGTCGGTCGTGGTCATGCCGCCTCTTCCCCCTGACACTTGAGCCACGCGCGGAGCGCCGCGCGGACGATAGCCGAGGTGTCGGTCAACTGCTGACGTGCTGCGCGTTCCATCTCCGCTTTGAGCCAGGCCGGCACGCGGCACGTCAGCATGACCAGCGTCTCGTCGCGTGTCTCGTCGGTCATACAGTCCTCCTGTCGCTGACTATCCTAGCACGGATCGTATTACAGCGCAATACCTCAATCCGGCACAGGCGGCGCCTCAGCAATCCACCCCATCTCTCTCGCGTATCGCCGCGCTTCGAGCTCGGTGCCGCACGTCTGGAGCGCCCGGCCCTCGTAGTCGAGCGACCAGCGGTCGCCGTACACCGGCCAGCCTCCCGCGCACAGAGCGAGCAGTCAGCGTTTGGTGTGGCGTGTCCGTGTCTGCTCATCCAGCCTCCCCGTGCGCCGGCTGGCGGGCGCGGCGCTCTCTCCACCGTTTCACCGCTGCCGCGTTCTGGTGCGCCGGCGTGCAGTACACCTGTTGCTCTGACGCCAAGAACTTGACCCCGCAAAACGGGCACAACTGCGGTTCTCGTTTCGCCTTCGCCCAACGCCGACGGGCTAGCGCCGCTCCTGCGTTTCTCATGTCACCAGTCTAGCACATCGTAACGGGTTGCGGACGAGTTTACAGATTCGTTGGAAATTGCCCCTCAAACCCCTTGCGTAATGGTATGCGCAGTGCGATACTGAGGGTACAGCAGAACAGCACGGAGGTCCAGGATCGACGCAAGAGACCCACAACTGCACACCCAGCCAAGCCAATCCCCTCTCGGTGCGAGGTCCGAGGGCCAGGACGGTAGGAACAGGGACCAGCGGAACGACACGACGAGCGGATAGCACGAGGAGAGACGACGATGAACGCAGCGACCACCACCGTAACCATCGAGTGCCAGGCGTGCAACGGCAAGGGCTCGTACACCGACATGGTCTACTGGTCTGACGGCCCCGGTATGGCCGAGCATCGCTGTCCGCTCTGCGATGGCACCGGCCAGGTTGACGACAACCCGGCCGCGCTGGCGATCCGTTACAAGGAAGAACTCGCGGCGCTCCAGCAGCAGCACCGCCGGTTCGTGATCTCAACTGCACTGTACCTGAAGACCTCGCGCGGTCAAATGCCCGACCCGCCGTTCGTGGACGCACCGTCACCGTCGAGCTACCCAGAGCACCATCTGGAGGTCATTTGCAAGGAGGTCAAGAAGTTGCCACGGCTGGAGCGTGGCTCGCACGAGCACGGCGACGAGGTCTGCCGCCAGAACATCGAGAAGTACCCCACGAGCTACCTGGACTCGACTTGCCGCGCCTCGCTCGGAATGCCGCAGCGCCCAGCGAGCCGCTAACCACCACCCGGGGGCCGTTGCCGGCCCCCACCACCAGCGGAACGACACGACGAGACAGGCTCACGGAGGATGAGACG